GGCATTCTGGTCGGGGCAACCACGCGCAGAGTGACCTTAAACCTACACCGGGGCAGCCAGCCTGTAGGTGCGCGGCGTCAGTCGGGAAGCGCAAATGGCACTCAAGGGGACGAACCTTGAGCAAAAGTAGCCGACAGCGGATGGCTCCGTCAGTCATCAATTCCGCACGATCCACGTTAGGCGTACTCCGTCTCAACCGTGCGGAATCACCATCAGTCATCAGGGTTTAGAGGGTAATCACATGGTAGAAGGATTAGACGTTGTGGCATGGGAGCGGTGGGTAGCCTTCCGCAAGGCGATACGCAAGCCGATCAAGGAAGCCTCACTCCATGCGATGCAGATGAAGCTGGCAAAGTACGGTGACGATCAAGAAGAAGTTGTTAACCAGTCGGTCAGTAACCAATGGCAAGGGCTGTTTGACCTCAAAAAGTCCAAGCCCGGGTTCGGCGAAAAACCCGTCAAGACTGACAAGCAAGTAGCCGCTGACAACGAACGCTGGCAGCAAACGCAGGATCGTTGCGCCCGGGAGTGGGACAAGCGCCTTGGTGAACCGCTCGCTAAACTCAAACTCGCGGATGCCCTCCTTGCGCGTTACAACGTCAGAAATGACGAACCCGGCCACGACGAACGGATGGAGTGGCTACGGGAGCGGGTGGCTGATCTTCTACGAGAAGCGGATGCAAAGCTGGTGGCGGGTGATCCTTGCCTCATAGCAATGATCTGCCAGTTCTGGGGCGAGCGGGGCGTGAAGAAAATCCATGCGCGTGCCGCCGCTTAATAAATACCGATCAAACCAAATATGGTGGAAAATATGGCTGATTCGCTGCATCAACGAGGCAAGGAGCGCGGAGGAGTACGCCGTTACCTTGATACCGTCACGCCGGAAGAATACGCGCCGCAAACGGGTGAAGTTGACCTTACGGAAATTACGCTCACGGGCCTTGCCGACCTCTACGGCTCGGACAAAGGCAACATCAAGCACGGTTACACGAAGGTCTACGAAAAACTGATTGCCGACCTGACGCCAAACCGCAAAACCGCACAGCTGCGGGTAGGCGAAATCGGTGTGGCGTGTGGTGCAAGCCTGCGGATGTGGGCGAATTACCTACCGCAGAGCAGCATTGAGGGCTTTGACATACGCCCTGACTGCGCAAACCTCTGCAAAGACCTGCCAAACGTCAAAATCACCATTGCCGACGCTCGCACGCTGGATCGTAAAAACTACGACCTATTTGTGGACGACGGCAGCCACATTGCCGAGGACATTGTAGGTACGTTGGTGCATTGCCAGAACTGGGTGCGTTCGGGCGGCTACTACGTCATTGAGGATATGAGCTGCACGTATAACCCCGAGTACACCGCAAAGTTTAATCAGCACTTTGGTGGCAAAAAGCCAAACGATAGGCGGTTGATGCTGTCGCTTTTTGACGAACTATCGCGCATGGTGGACGGCAAAGCCGGGACGTTCAGCGAGATGTACTATTACCCGCAAATGTGGGTGCTGAAAAAGCGATGAGACACGCTGCCCGCCGCGACGGCAACGACGCCATCATCACCGACGCCTTGCGCAAGGCAGGCTTCACGGTCACCGATTTCGGTAAGGCAGGCCAAGGCATCCCCGACAAACTCGTGACGAAACTGCTACCCGATGGCAAATCGTGGGTGTGCTGGGTAGAGATCAAGATGCCGACGGGGCGGCTACGGGAGGCGCAGGAAGCGTTTAAGAACGTCTTTGAGGGCAGGGGCGAGTATTACGTCGCCCGTGACGCAGAGGCCGCTATACGCGATCTCTGGGCGTTATACGACGATGCCATCAAGCCAGAGCAGCGTCGGTGAACATCTGTGCTTTGCGCTTGCCTTTGTAATGGGCGATGACGGGCGAGGGGAACTCGGCGAAATGTTCCGGCAGACAGGCATAACGGTACTCGTCCAGCTTGCGCACAAAAAGCGGCGAGAGGCTGTTGACGTAATCCCGCAAAACCTCCTGATCGCCGTACCACGCTTTGAACTTGTCGGGCAGGGCGGCGTACCGCTCGGCCAAATTGACCCACACGCCCGCATCGGGGGTGATGGTCGCGCAGCCAAGGTACGGGTAAATCTCGTCCAGCGTTTTCCCAGCGTATTCGGAATACTCCTGCCCGCGCTGGTGGACGTTGAAGATCGCATCGCGCATGAACGTGCGTCGGCAGACCGCGATGATGGCCTCGCCCAAAAGCAGCTCGGGGTGGATGGGTTTGCGCACCAGCATATCGGTGTCCATGTAAAGCGCAGGCTGGGCGAGCTGCAACGCTGCAAAGGCTTGCGTGCGCCAAAGCATCAGATGCGCGGGGTCACCGCTTGTCGGGTGCGCCCATGTGACGCCCGGGACGGTGGGGGTCGCGTTGTCGGTAACTTGGATGATTTCAGCGCCGGGATTGTGTTTCCGAAGCGACGCCACCATAGCCGTTGGCATTGAAAGATCGGTGCCAACGTGGAAAAAGACGAAGGTTGACATAGGGAGAAATTAGCATGATTAACTTAAATCGCAAAAGAACGAGCCGCATCATTTGGGAAACGCTGCTGGAAAACACGGTGAGCCAGCCGAAAATCCCGTGGGTGGATCAGCTCAATATGTTGGATGCGCTACGCACGACGGCACAGGCACCGACAGGCAGCATCAGCCTCTCGGCGTTCTGGTGTCTCTACAGCGTCGTGCAGGCGTTTAAGCCAAAGGTGGTTGCAGAGGTCGGCACCTACATCGGCAAGTCCACGCTCGCGCTCGTCTCTAGCGGGGCGACGGTCTACACCTGTGACCATAGCAACGACATCAAGCTGCCCTTTAAGGTCAACCAGTACCCGATGAAAGGCAGCACAGAGATGTTTGAAGACATGCTGAAAAACAAGATCAAGGCTGATCTGATATTTCTGGACGGCAGGCTGACCCCGCGGGACATTCGGTTGATGGCAGAAATTGCTCATGGCAACACAGTCGTGCTGCTGGATGACTTTGAGGGCGTGGAAAAGGGTGTCGCCAACGCGCAAATGTTTCAGTACGAGGGGGCGATGCTGGTGTACCCCGCCGAAAAGGACTTGTTGGAAAAGCACGGGCTGCCCGATGAATCTACGCTGGCTATGGTCGTCCCGCACAGCGTCGTGCGGTTGACGAGCCAGTAGCCTCCCATTACCCTCGCAATGCGGAGGTTCTATGTCGCATAAAGACGCTGCCGAGTTTGTCGGGGTATTGCTGCATAGCAGCACCGCCGCGCATTTCCTACATTTGCAGACGGCAAGTTATGCCGCTCATAAGGCACTTGGTCACTACTACGAAAACATCGTGGGGTTGGCCGACAAGTACGCTGAGGCGTATCAGGGCCATTACGGCATCATCCCGCTGGACGACTACCCTGACGGGTTCAAGGTGCAGAAGGATGCTGCAAAGTACGCCGAAAGCCTGCTGACGTTCGTGAAGGGCATCCGAGGCGACCTGCCGAAAGACACCGACTTGCAGAACATCATTGACGAAATCGTGGGCGAAATCGCCTCGTTGTCGTACAAGCTGGAGCGGTTTAAGTAATGGCGATGCGCCGCGAACAGGTTGCTGCTGCCCTCAAATATTTGGGGAACAAAGCCAATTTGCGCCGCCGCTATGAACGTTTGACGAGCCTTGAGCAGCCGCAAGACGCTGATGCGGCTGACGTAGCCGTAGACATTGCCGCAGGGTTCACACCCCTGCAATACCCTCAAGCCGCCAGAGACTTTGAACGCGCCCGCCGAGAAAGCGACCCTTTGGGCATGGGGCTGGCAATGGCAACGGCAATCCCGGTGGCGGGTGGGGTAGTACGGGCAGCAAAACGGTTGGGCAAGGGGGCAGATATTGCCGCCGAACGAGCCGAGGCGTTAGCAACAGCCCAGCGTAATGCCGCCAAACCTGTTAGCGAAGGTGGGTTAGGGTTGACACCGATAAACACGCCGCAAGAGCGCATGACAGCCTTGGGGTATGAACCATTTGCGCATGGTACCGAACGATTGGATCGCCTTTTGCAAACAGGGCAAATAGACCCGCGCCGCGCAACCTCTGGCCCAATGCCCTTTGGCACATCGTCAGAGCCGTTAGCGAGCAATTACGCAATGAGCAAACGCGATACGTCGCGCATTGCGCAAGACACGGGTGAATTTGAAAATTATTATCAGACGGAAGCCCGTAATGTTGGTGGGCGAGGCAATCGGCTGGTCAACGTTGAGCGCACGTTTTATTCATTGCCGCCAGAAACGCAGCAAACAATCCGCGAGCGTGTGTCCCGCATTGGCTATCAAAATCCTGACCTTGCGGAAGGTCCATTAATGCTTCATGACAAACCGGGGTCAAGCATTACCTCGGATGAGCATATAAATTTTATTATGAAACGCGAGGCCGGAGGCAATCCGCTGACGGCTTTACGCAAATTGTGGTTAGAAAGCGGTTCGTTGTACGGTAACGAAGAAGAAATGGCGAAGATTTACCGCTTGGCTGGCTATCCTCACGAAATTACGCAAACAAATGCGCCGTGGACGGAGGCTAAAGGCGTGCTAACGGGAGCCGTTCGTATGACGAACCCGCTCAACACGCAAGACACAGCAACGCTTCAGGAAAAAGTGTTGCCAGCATTGAAAGAAGCGGTGAAAGGCGACCGTACACGATTGAAGCGCGGCGCTGATCCGTGGGCAAAGGAAAGCCGATTTACCCCGAAAGATTGGGTAGCAGAGTTAGAGCAAGACCTTACAGTGGGCCGCAACAGCCACGTTTGGACAAGCATTCCTGACAAAATTACAAAAGCCCTAAAAGACCAAGGGTTTGACGGCATTAAGGACATCAGCGGGAAAAGCGGTACCGGCGACGTACAAACCGTGTTGATCCCGTTTGAGCCAAGTCAGGTACGCTCACGCTTTGCTGCATTTGATCCGGCCAAAATCACATCGCCTGACCTACTGGCTGGCGTGGCTGGCCCAACTGTATTGGCTGCTGCGCTGATGGAACAGGAGCGCCGCGAAAAGGAACGACGCGGAAAAGGTTTGTAAACGACGACACTTTAACTATTGTTTCAATTGTGCATAAATAAGCCCTATGCCAAGACCTAAAGGATCGCCCAACAAGGCAACCGCAGAGGCAAGAGAGGCAATAGCCCGTCTTGTAGACGGCAACGCCCATCGCCTTAACATCTGGCTTGATGAAATCTACGAGCAGAAAGGCGCAGAAGCCGCATGGCGCTGCATGATGGATGTCATTGAATACCATGTGCCAAAGCTCGCCCGACACGAACACACGGGCAACAACGGCGACAAGATCAAGGTAGAAGTCAGTTGGATGGCTCCCGAGTAGTCATACCGTATCGCCCACGCAAGGCGTTCCTGCCGTTCCACAACCGAACGCAACGCTGGGCCTGTCTCGTCGCCCATCGTCGCGCTGGCAAGACAGTCGCCGCCGTCAACGACATCATCCGAGCCGCTATCACCTACCAAGGTGAGCGTGGACTGTTTGCTTACATCTGCCCATTCAGATCGCAGGCCAAGTCCGTCGCATGGCAATACTTCCTTGAGTTCGCTGACCCCATCATTCAGAGCAAGAACGAGCAGGAGTTGCTCATCACCCTGATCAACGGTACCCAAATACGGCTCGCTGGATCAGACAACGGCGATGCGCTCCGAGGCTTGGGACTGTCAGGGGTATTCTGTGATGAATACGCTGACTGGAAGGTGGGCGTCTGGGGAAACGTGATTCGGCCTGCTTTGGCTGACAAGCAAGGTTGGGCCGTATTCGCATCTACGCCGAAGGGGCATAACCACTTCTACGACATTTTTCAATTAGCCACTCGGTTCCCTAGCGAGTGGTTCCTGCTGCGCCTTCCCGCTTCCAGCAGCGGGCTTCTCCCGGCGACCGAGCTAGCCGCCGCAAAGGCGCAATTATCCGACGACCAGTATTTGCAGGAAATGGAGGTTTCGTTTGAAGCCGCACTCGTCGGAGCTTTTTACGGGAAGGAAATGCGTGAGGCTGACCAACAAGGCCGCATCTGCCAAGTGCCACACGACCCCAACCTGCCTGTGTATAGCAGTTGGGACTTGGGGTATCGGGAT